GATTTTAAGCGGCTAGAACCCGTCAATATTTCAGGGCCAACAATAGTCTCTATCGCAATATCGGCTATCTCAGCCATCGCAGATTTTGGATTACTCGCAATAGAAATTGTCAATGCACCAAGAGATTTAGCGTACTGAAGACCTGTAATAACATAAGGTGTGCGACCACTTGCAGCGATACCAACTAATACGTCATTTTTTGAAAAATTTATACTTTGTAGATCCTCAAGTGCAGCTTTCGTATTATCTTCAGCGCCTTCTACTGGATGACGAATAGCATGTTCTCCGCCTGCAATAATACCTTTGACCATTTCTGAAGATACACCAAATGTAGGAGGACATTCTGACGCGTCCAATACGCCAAGACGACCGCTCGTCCCAGCCCCAATATATACCAGACGGCCGCCCTGCTGAAACGCATAAGCGATTTTATCTACCGCTAACGAAATCTCCGGCAAACATGCTTCAATAGCTAAAGGAACTTGTTTATCTTCCTTATTCATTAATAGAACAATATCTAAAGCACTTTGACGATCAATATCAACTGAATTCGGATTTCTCTGTTCCGTAATTAACGTAGATAAACTTTTTAATATAATGTCATTCATATTTTGACCTTAGTTTTTAGGAAAAATAGCCCCCAAACTAACCGCTCTTTTTGCACCAGTTACGCTAGGCAGGTTTGCTGGTAAATTGTTCATTCGACAATAAGCTAACCAAGCAAAAGCAGCGGCTTCTACATAATCAATATCAAAACCTTGCTCTGTCGTTGTACCAACCTGCCAATCGAGTAAATTATCATACAATCCACGCATAATTAAGCTATTCTTTGCACCGCCGCCACATACTAGTAAACGTTTTGGTAAATCTGTTTGGAGCTGATTTAGTGCATTAACAATGCTTGTTACCGTCAATTCAACAAGCGTCGCTTGCACATCTTCTGGGGCTAATGTCATTTTAGATGAAAGAGCGGTAAGTTCTACAGATGCTTTTTCTACTTTGCCAATTAACCAATCAAGATTAAATAACTCTCTCCCTGTGCTTTTTGGGGCTGGTAAAGAGAAGAAAGGTTCATTTAATAATTCATCAAGCAGAACTTGATTCACTTTGCCTTTTGAAGCCCACTCACCATTTTTGTCATAGCGATGGCCTTGGTGTTTTTCTATCCATTGATCTAATAATGTATTACCTGGCCCCGTATCAAACCCAATTACAGCTTGATTAGGAAACAATATAGAAACATTACTAATCCCACCAATATTTAAAATAACTGTAGCAAAATTAGCATTTGAGAATACAGCTTTATGGAAAGCAGGTACAAGAGGAGCCCCTTGTCCGCCTAAAGCCATATCTTTACGACGAAAATCCCCAATAACCAATATTCCCGTTTTCGCTGCCAATAAATTCATATCACCTAGTTGCATCGTAAAAGGAAATACTGAAGCAGGAGAGTGCCATACTGTCTGTCCATGACAACCAATAGCTTCAATTTGACTTGGAATAAGATTATATTTTTGTAGAAAGCTATGTACACAATCACAATACAGTAAAGCAAGCTCATGATCGAGTTCGCCTAAATTTTGTAGAGTTGTTTCACCAATTTGAATGAGTTTGGTTAATTTCTGACATAAATTTTCTGGCATAGGAAAAAAATCAGATAAGATAAGTCGAGGCTCTAGAGAAAAATCAACGAGAGCAACATCCACTCCATCTAGACTAGTTCCAGACATCATGCCAAGATAATATTGAGGTTTCATACTAATTATTTTTATATTTAAAACTTGATAATTATATATCTAATTCAAAAAGAAAAATAAAAAGAATTATTAAATAATATAAAAAAGGTATGAGTATAAATATATTTTATGATCAATTGAAAAGAATATTTTAATGGCAGGGGCGGAGAGGCTCGAACTCCCAACACCCGGTTTTGGAGTTATGCAAACTGTGAACAGTTGGTAGCCATTAAGAAAATAAATAACAAATAATTCAATCAGTTATCCAATCAATCAAAACTGCAACACTTTTAATATACCATAAAAAAAATCGCACTCCACGCCACACTAACGACACATCTAGACACATAACTTTTTTTGCTTACCAAAAGATCTGATTTTTCACTTTTCTGCGTTTGTTTGCGTTAAAAGATCTGAAATAAAGGATCTGATAGGCGCTATTACTGAAAAGGCTTCGGAAAGGATCTAAAATTGCGTTGAAATAGACATCTTTAGTGTGCGGGCGTGGCGAGGGTTTGACTGCGATTTTTCATGCGTACAATTGGGCGAAAAATCGGGCTGAAATAAAGATTTAAGATTTGTCATATTGATTGATTTGATATAATACACTGGGGCGGTACTAATACTATATAGGACAAAAACAGCTCTTTTAGCAATAAAAAACCCGCATTCCTGCGGGCTGTTTATTCTTGAAAGGATCTAATTTAGCAATTTGTAATCGGAGAACGAGATCACTTCTTCCCCAACCCAACTATTAATCTCTTTCAATCGTTCCTGCAATGGGATTATCTCATTGATAAAAAACACTCGTGTTGCCTTTTCAACGTCACCAAATCCACCAGTATTATTCGGCACAATCCCCATTAATTGAGGTGGCACACGGTGCGCGGCTAACACATCATCACGGCTTGCATTTTTTATATTTAAGAAATCATCTTTGGCGATAGCATCAGACAATGGAATAACTTGCATTCCATCTTTCTTTCCATTTGGAATATACACAAATAAATTCTTAAAGTTGCCAGTCCCTTTGGTTTGTCTGATTTGCGTTTTGATTGCTTCAATATCGTCTTGGTTCTGTGTTGGGTCAGTCATATAGATAATCGACCCCGCATGCGCACCGTTCAAATAATATTTACGGCGGAACAATGTAGCACTTTCGTTCAAAAAAGCGGATTGTAACGCGGCCAAATATTCTGGCACGCCATAAATTTCTTGATTCACATCGGGATTAATCAAGTTAAAGACAGAACCTTTTTTAAATTCATATTCATCAAATCCATTCACAATCTGATAAAACACGCCAGCTTCAACACCGACACGCATATATTTAGCAAGGGGGGATTTGAGTGATACGACTTTACCAAACGAATTTACAGTTTTCTCAATATAAGCATTGCCAAATACTAAGTAATCTTGCACCAGTTTTTCTAATTGGGTACGAGGTAAAAGTGCGGTGGTTTTACACGTTGAAAGTAAAATGTTTTTCTTTACCGTGATCGCACTGTTGTGATGGGCTGAGGCATTTAAGGCTTTAGCCAAGTAACTTAAATTAATTGGCGGATTGTAATATTTTTCATACATTACCACGCTTTCGAAATAATTCAGTACTTCTGCACGGTCAATCACTGGAATTGGCTCCCCAAAGCTGAATGCCTGTACTTGATTTCCAGTAGAAAGTGCGGTGGATTTTTTTGTGTTTTTGCTCATTGGATTATCCTATTCAAAGGTAAATATTGTTGATTTATTGCTTGATACATCGCCGCCGAAACCATAAGGCACATTTAAAATGCAGTTCATAATCGCCCACGATAAATCGCCGTGGCTTGCATCTTCTGAACGATCCGAAACATAAGTAATTTTCCCTGTGCCAGTAATGCGTTTTTTCACGGTCATAAAACTACTCACGATGTCATTGTCTCCACTATCAAATTTCAGGCGGCGTTTCTGAATTAAATTTTGTGTTTTTAACACCATTTCATTTTTAAGATCGGCGTTATACTCTAGACCCTGTGCCATTGGATAAAATTTTCTCACTTCCTGATAAACGCCCGATCCCATACCCGTTTTATCAATCACGATGCGAGTCACATTGTAATCATCACAAAACTGCTTAATGCGGCTTGCTTGTGTTTCGTAATCCATACCGTGAAAAGTTTGTTTATGTAAAACGCGATAATCGCCCCCTTCCACTTTCGGCGGTGCAACAATCACTAAGGCTGCACGGTCGCCAGTAAAAGCAGGGTCATAACCTAACCAAACTTCACGATTACCGAATGGGCGTTGATAAAATGGCTTGTAATCGTGCCATTCTTCTAAGCTATCCACTTGGCAAAGTTGCAAGTCCGAAAACTTGAAAGCAGAACTATTATCATCGGCAAATTGACACAAAAACAATTGTTCAAATTCTTCTTTGCTGTTTTCTGCGATTAGGTCGTCAATGTTGAATAGATTGCACCCGCCTTCCATTGCATCATAAATACTCACAATCTGTTTCCATTGCCGATCGGCACAAAGTTTCCCACTCTTTAAGTTTGCGTGAGAAATATCGATTTCGATTTTTTCTGATTTCGTACGATTGCGATTAAATGCCTTGCCTGAAAAGAACGCATAAGCAGGATGTGCAATCGTGGTCGGCGTAGAAAAATAAGTTTGGCGATACATCTTTTGAGCCGCCATACCTGATGCCACTTTTCGCATCACATCAAATTTAGGTACCCAAAACACTTCATCAAAATATAAATTGCCGTGGTAGGATTGAGCTGTAGCGGAGTTCGTGCCAAGGAAAATCAATTCAGCCCCATTTGGAAGTTTGATGGTTTCGCCTTTTAAATCCACATCTGCCGTTTGCTTGGCGTAATTCACAATGTACGAGCGAAACTGCAAAGCCTGTTTTTTACTGGCAGATAAGAAAATTTGATTGTGCCCCGTCGTCAAAGCATCAATAAAGGCTTCGTGGGCAAAATAGTAAGTCGCCCCAATTTGTCGGCTTTTCAAAATATTTCTGATTCGGTGTTCTTTCGCCTTGTGCCAAATTCGCTGATAATTAAACATTCCATCAAGAAAGCCATTAATCAGCAATTCTTCTTGCTCTTGGCTAATAGCATTGGGTTCGGCTTTCTTGCGGTCGCCCTTGTTGCGGTTCGCCAGTTTCGGATTTAAATCCACTTCATTGCCATCGCCAAAAGAATATTTTTTCACTCTCGCCATCCGTTCCATTTGGCGACCAAGCAAATCAATTTCTTTGTAATCTGAACCGCTCTTTTCTTCTTTTGCAATCAGCAAATTTAATCTTGTCTCAAGTGCTAATTCCACCCGACCAACAGGCGCAATATCGTCCCACTTTTCTCTATCTTTCCAACTGGCAATCGTTGAGGCAGGAATATTTAACTGGCGTGAAATTTCCGCGATTTTATAACCACTGAAATACATTACTTGCGCCTGACGTTTGGTATCAGCGGTGCTTTCTGATGAGATATTATTTAATTCTTCCACTATAAAAATCTTATATTGTGTGTATATTTGTGTATAATTTATCGTGATTAAGACGACAAGGAGCGACTATGTTATTTACCATCGGCATTGAAACCCCAACAAATGAAAATGAAGCCTACGGCATTACGGTGCCAGCATTATTTACTAAAGAATATTCCTGCTTTAGTGCCGCTGATACCCTTGAAGAAATCCCAATGCAGGTAACTGATGCCATTCATTCCATCTTAGAAATGATGTTTGAAGATGGAATAGACATCAACGAACTTCAAGACAAAGGCTATCGTCACTACCAAACGCAAGAAGATTTCAACTATTGCGATACTTGGTTGTTGCTTGATGTAGATATTTCCGCATATCAAGGCAAACGCCACCGTATTAATATCAGCTTGCCTGAATACCTTATCAAACGCATTGATAGCCGTGTCGCAAGCAACCCCATTTACAAAGACCGCAGCCACTTTTTAGCAGTTGCTTCGCAAAAAGAGCTACGGCAATAATTTCCCCTACGCTTGACAAGCCCCGCTCTCAAGCGTAGGATACTGCTTACAGGGTCTCAAAAGCCCTTACAAACAACGGTCATTCACCCCGTCAGCGTGATTTTTTTGTACCCGCAAAAAGTGCGGTCAAAAACAACAATTTTTTATCAATGGTCGAGAGTGCGAGGAATACAATACCGCAAGGGAATAACTCCGCTCGATTGTTTGCGAGTTTTGAGCTCTCGACCGCCCGATGATTTTCGGGTTTTCCATCAAAAGGAACAAACAATGACAACACAAATTCAATTCTCTACATTCAATTTCAAAAATTTTCCTGTTCGCACGATTACTGATCCAAATTCTGAAATTTGGTTTTGTGGTACAGATGTATGCGATATTCTTGGCTACTCTAATGCACCAGATGCCCTGAGAAAACACTGCAAACCAAAGGGTATCGCGAAACGCTATACCCCTACAGTAGGAGGGGAACAAGAGATGATTTTCATTAGTGAACCAAATCTCTACCGATTAACAGTTAAATCTCGCAAGCCTGAAGCGGAACCATTTGAGGAGTGGATCTTTGAAGAAGTCCTCCCGCAAATCCGCAAAACAGGAAAATATGAAATAAGCCAATCTGCCTTGCCTATGCAAGAACCCACTTACTCGCAATCTTTTTCCCAACAAGACATTGACAACCTAGTATGGTTATTGTTCTCTCACGAAAGAATGCGTTTCTTATTGGAAAATCTATATAAGCCGTTGGCATTATTCAATTCGCCTTTTGCTCCACAAGTATATGGTAACGTCACCGAATATAAACGAGTTCATAAAATCGCCAAACCGCTAATTAAAAAACTGCTAGATAAACTCCAATCAGATAACCCTGAAAAATGGCGTCATCTCACACGCTATCTCAATAACGAAATTTGCTAATTCTCAACCGCACTTAGGTGCGGTTTTTTCTTGCCTGTCATCATAGAAATTCAACGTGCGGTCGTCTTTTAGGGCGTTTTGTGAAAGGGAAGACAACAACGGCAAGCCGTGGCAACGCCTTGAAAACTCTTTCAGAATGAGCGCAATGATTAAACTCATCGAAAGGATAGAAAGCCAATGGCAAAAAAATCTAAATGGGTGGTTGTAGCAACAGAAGGCGCAACCACAGACGGACGCACTATTCAGCGCAACTGGATTTCAGAAATGGCAGAAAGCTATGACCCGAAAAATACCTACGGCGCACGAATCAATTTAGATCACATCAAATTTTCAGTTTATCTGCCAGAAATGGCGAACTCACATTGCTTTGGCGATGTGTTAGCGGTAAAAACAGAAGAACGTGAAGACGGCAAATTACAACTTTTAGCTCAATTACAACCAACTGATGCACTTATTGCCTTAAACAAAGAAGGGCAAAAAGTTTATACCTCCGTTGAAATCGACACTAATTTTGCAGATACAGGCAAAGCCTATCTCGTTGGTTTAGCCGTCACTGACAACCCAGCGAGCCTAGGCACAGAAATGTTAAGTTTCTCACACAATGGTTTAAATGCTCGTAAGTTAAAAGCAGAGAACATCTTTACCGCTGCGATTGAAACTGAATTGGAATTTGTGGAAGAAACACAAAGCATCTTTGAAAAAATCAAAGGATTATTTGCGAAAAAAGAAAAATCAGACGATGAACGCTTTGCTGATCAAACACAAGCCATTGAGCTTTTAGCCGAGCAAACCAAAGAAACCTTGGAAAAATTAACCGCACTTTCTAACGATTTAGACAAACAAAAAGCCGAAATCGAAGAAATGAAAGCAGGTAATGCAGAAATCCAAGCAACCTTTGCAGAACTCCAAAAGCCTGTAGAACCCGAAAATCCTCGCCCTTTAGTTTACGGTGAACAACCTGAAACTGACGGCCGCTTCTTTTAATTTATCGTAGGAAAAAACCAAATGAATAAATTTACCCAACAAAAATTTAATACTTATGTAGCTGGTGTTGCAGCAGATAACGGCGAAGATGTGGCATTCGTTGCGAATGGCGGTCAGTTTACCGTTGAGCCAACTATTCAACAAAAATTAGAAAATGCCGTGCTTGAAAGTTCTGATTTCTTGAAACGCATCAATGTCGTCATGGTGCAAGAAATGAAGGGTTCAGCATTGCGTTTAGGCGTGCTTTCTCCTGTGGCAAGCCGTACTGACACCAACACCAAAGCACGTGAAACCACAGACATTCACAGCTTGCAAGAAAATACCTATTCTTGCGAACAAACCAACTTTGACACGCATTTAAATTATGCAACCTTAGACAGTTGGGCAAAATTCCCTGACTTTGCGGCACGTGTGGGCAAACTCAAAGCCGAACGCATTGCATTAGACCGTATCATGATCGGTTGGAATGGCACAAGTGTAGCCGCAACCACAAACCGCACTGAACATCCATTATTGCAAGATGTGAATAAGGGTTGGTTAGTCCAAATCGAAGATAAAGCCAAAGCCCGTGTGTTAAAAGAAATTGAAAAAAGCAGCGGCAAAATCGAAATCGGTGTAGGTAAAACCTATAAAAACCTTGATGCCCTTGTCTTTGCATTAAAAGAAGATTTCATTCCAGCACAATACCGTGACGACACAAAGCTGGTTGCAATCATGGGTAGCGACTTATTAGCCGATAAATATTTCCCATTAATTAACCAAGAAAAACCAAGCGAAATTTTGGCAGGTGATACCGTCATTAGCCAAAAACGTGTGGGCGGGTTACAAGCCGTATCTGTTCCATTCTTCCCGAAAGGCACAGTGTTAATTACCTCACTTGATAACTTATCTATCTACGTACAGGAAGGCAAAGTGCGTCGTCACTTAAAAGATGTGCCAGAACGCAATCGTGTGGAAGATTATTTATCGTCAAACGAAGCCTATGTTGTGGAAAACTACGAGGCAGTAGCTATGGCGAAAAATATTACGATTCTTGAGGCTCCTGCGCCTATTTCGTCTGTGGCAGCATAACGGAATCAATAATGCGCCCAACCAAACGCCATTTTCTGGAAGTTTCTGCCGCTATTGCTAATGCGGCAGAAACCGAAGATCTAAGCGACTTTACGGAATACGAAAAAATGTGCCGTATTCTTGCGAGACATCGAAAGGATTTGAAAAACATCCAATCAACGGAACGCAAAGGCGCATTTAAAAAGCAAATTTTGCCTGACTATCTACCATGGATTGAAGGGACCTTGTCGGTCGGAAGTGGTAAACAAGATAATGTCTTGATGACATGGTGCGTGTGGGCGATTGACTGTGGCGAATATCATCTCGCCTTACAGATTGCCGATTATGCTGTATTTCATGATTTACGCTTGCCAGAGCCATTTACCCGAACACTTGGCACTTTGTTGGCAGAAGAATTTGCCGACCAAGCCAAAGCCGCACAAGCCGCCAATAAACCGTTCGAAGTGGCTTACTTAGAGCAAGTCCAACGCATCACCGCTGATTGCGACATGCCTGATGAAAGCCGTGCGCGATTATTGCGTGAATTGGGTTTGTTATTGGTTGATAAGCACCCTGAACAAGCACTGGCATATTTAGAACGTGCTTTGGGTTTAGATCAGAAAATTGGCGTGAAAGGCGATATTAAAAAATTACGTAAGCAATTAAACAAAGCCGATGAATAATCGGTTTTGGTAAAGAGCAAACCACGCAGCCGTCGGGCGGATTAAAAGTGCGGTCAAATTCTGACGGATTTATTGGCCGTGCTTAATTTAATCCTCACCCGACTTTTTTTATAAGGGTAAATCAATGAGCGACGGCGCAATATCAGTCAAACTTGCCCCCGATTATGAAATGGGCGAAGTACAGCAACAGTTAAATGATTACGATACCTTAGATGACATTATCAGTAATGACGGTTTCTTCCCCGATATGTCACTTGCTCAATTTCGTAATCAATACCGTGCAGACGGCACCATTACCACACAACGCTTACAAGATGCCTTAATTGAAGGAATGGCGAGCGTTAATGAAGAACTCTCCACGTTTAAAACACAAAGTAAACGCGACAGTTTAGAACAGATCACAGCCCCCTACCTCAATGGCGAAAGCGTGCTGATTTATCGTTATAAACGTGCGGTAAGTTGCTTGGCACTAGCAAACCTTTATGAACGCTATGCAAGCTATGACAGCACGAATGATGGCGAAAAGAAAATGGCACTACTCAAAGACAGCATTGATGAATTACGCCGTGATGCACGCTTTGCGATTAGCGACATATTGGGCAGAAAACGCGTCGATGCGGAGTTAATCTAATGCAAGTTTACGCACAACAAAATGACAATTTAGATGCCATCCTTTATCGCCATTTTGGACGAAGTGAAGGCTTACTCGAAATAACCTGCGAACTCAATCCGCATTTAATGGATAAACCCATTATTCCCATTGGCACCCCAGTCATATTGCCAGATGCTGATACAGAAAAAATCAGTGTAGCAAATGACACAATTCAACTTTGGAGCTGATATGCACGACACACCATCAAGAGCGTCTTACACATCAGGAATATTCGCCTTTTTGATTGGACGCATTGCCGATATGTTCTCAAATGTAAATTGGGCTGATGTCGCATCGGTTACAGGTATTGTGATTGGTGTCGCCACCTTTCTTGTGAATTGGTATTACAAGAAAAAAGATTTTGAATTAAAAGAAAAAGAACTCGAACAACGGATCCATCATCATGATTAAACGTTACGCCAAATACATCTGCGCCATATCCGCTGTTGTTGGACTGGTGATTGCCACTCATGGGAATGAAATTCGAACATCCGAAAAAGGCTTGTTACTGATTGGCAATGCAGAAGGTTGCATGAAAAAGCCCTATCAATGCCCTGCTGATGTTTTAACAGTCGGCATAGGCATAACCGATGCCGTTGAAAAAATTGACCGCAATAAAATTTACACCTTACAAGAAATTGCAGAATTATACGTAAAAGGCATTAAACAATCAGAAAAATGCGTTAATCAATACGCCAACGGGCAAACCATGCCACAAGGCGCATTTGATGCCTTAGTGTCCATCACCTTTAACGTAGGATGTGGCAAATTAAAAAATAGCTCACTTTTTAAAATGGCACGCAAAGGCTACAGCAAAACCATGTGCAGTCAGTTTGAACGTTGGATTTATGCTGCAGGAAAACCGCTAAAAGGATTAATTGAACGCCGTCAAAAGGAGAAAAACCTATGTTTAATTTCTTAACCGCAAAAGAACGAGGCATTTTACTTATCGGACCAATAGTGCTTGTACTCCTGATTATGTTTTTGGGATTTGAGGCTAATTATTGGCGAAAAGAAATGCTCAAAGAAGAACAGCTAAAACTGAAATGGCAAAACTCTTACATTGAGTTAAATCATAGCGTTCAAAATTTTGCCGAACAGCAAGCACAGCTTATCCAAGCTGTAAACAACCTCAAAGCAAACCAAAATCAACAAACACAGGATTTAAAAAATGTACTTAAATCAAACCAAGATTGGGCTGACCGCCCTTTGCCTGATGATGTTAAACGCGTGCTCAACTCAGCAGGAAGTCATTAAATCACCGATTCTTTGTCCGCAAACCACAGAGTGCAGTGCGTATTCGCCACAAATTCGCACCAATGGTGAATTAGCCGAAGCCTATTTACAGACACAACACCACCTTGATTTGTGCATTATCGAGAACTCAAGTTTAAAAAAATGCATGGATGAATTTAATAAAAAGGAACAGCCATGACAGATCAATTCGACCGAGCACAACAGCTCGAAGAAATGCAACGTGAAATCGCCCTCAAAAAACACCGCACTTTTAAAGCAGTAAGTCGCCTTTATTGTGAAGATTGTGATGCACCCATCCCCGAAAAGCGCAGACAAATGATTCAAGGCGTAACACGTTGCGTGACTTGCCAACAAAGATTTGAAATGCAACAACGGAATTTTCGAAAATGAAAAAACCAAACCAACTGCGCAAAATCCTTGAACAAAGTCACCCCGATTTTGTAAAAAATCCCGACCATCTACAACTTTATGTGGACGGTGGGCAAATCGTCGCAACGGGTGCCGCATCATTTAGTTTTGAATACCGTTACACACTCAATGTCGTGGTGACTGATTATGCAGGCGATATTGCCACCTTGATTGTGCCAATGATGGCTTATCTCCGCACAAATCAACCTGAAATATTAGAAAATCCACAAATTAGAGAGAATGCATTTAAATTCCAGGTTGATTACAACAATAACAACACCGCAGATATTAGCTTCGAAATCCAACTCACTGAACGTGTCGTGTCGAAAAAAAACGGGAATAACGTGCAGATCCATTACGCAAAAGAACCAGTATGGGATGAACCAAACCGAGTAAAAGTCTATTTGGAAAACTGGGAATCATTAATTTTTGAGGGTGATATCGTCTAATGGCTACAGTAGAAGAAGTTCAGGCAAAATTGACCGCACTTATTGCCAATCTTTCTCCACAGGCGCGCAGACAGCTTGGGCGAAAAATCGGGCAAGCCTTACGAAAAAGCCAATCGAACCGAATTGCACGCCAACAAAATCCAGATGGTTCTGCCTTTGAACCTAGAAAACCACGTAAAGAATTTGGAAAAAAGAAAGGACGAATCAAACGCAAAGCCATGTTCGCCAAACTTCGCACCGCCAGACATTTAAAAGTGCGGTCAAATGGTAACGAAGTTTCAGTGGGGTTTAATGGCTCAAGTGCCGCCATTGCTGCAGTGCATCAATACGGTTTAACAGCACGACCATCAAAAGAGAAGGATTTTAAAGTGAGATATGCCCAACGGGAACTATTGGGCATTTCAGAACAGGATTTATCAATGCTGAATGAATTGGTGATAGAACAAATTAGCAAAAGCTAATTACTTTAAATAAGAAGGTGGAACCACAGTATCATGGTGTGAAAGTTTACCGGCAAACAATACCAATAAAACCACATAAAGAGGCAAACAAATGATTGGCACAACAAACACTACAAACCATACCCAGCCCCAAAATGTTTCCGGTTTAAAAAGTTCATACATTGATACAGTAAAACTAGATAAAGCAGAAAAAACGACTGCAAAAAAATGACCAACTGGTGCGATAACATCAAACCAGATAAATGAAAAAGGATTAAATTGATAATGTAAACAGGTGGAAATAATCACAAGACTCCACATAGCAATGTTTAGCATGATCAACGTGCGAGATGTTCTTTTGTTTTTCATATCCGCTCCTTATTCTCTTTTCTTGATTATTAGCAATCATACGTTTATTTGTCAATAAAAATAAGGCGAAAAAATGAATAATTTACAAATTCAAATTATCCTAAATTCAGTAGATAAAGCAACCGCACCAATTAAGGCGATAGCAGGTAGAGCGGAAGCATTAGCTGAAAAAGTGAAACATGCTCAAAAAGCATTAAGCGGATTGGATAAAACTAAAAATTTAGCTGAAAAATTTAAAGCTCTGCGTAACGAAACGAATAGCTATGCCAAAGCACTAGATACTGCAAAAGCAAACAGCAAACAATTACAAAGTGCCGTGGATTCAAATACGGCTAAATTTAACAGCATTACAGGGAAACTAGGCAATGCGACACAACAACTCAATAAACACAAAGAAGAAGTCATACGCTTAAAATCGGTTTATAACAATATGTCTATTCCTCTTGCCAAAGGCATGGGGTTTAAAAGCTTTAATGATGCACGTTCCAGTATTGCCCGACAAATTGAAACACAAAAGAAGGCAATAAAAGATTCAAACGAACAGATTAAAAAGTTAAAGTCAGAACGCAAAGCTACCGAACAAGCCGTAAAAAGCACAACAAAAGCCCTTGATGGCGAGAAAGAAACAATTAACAAGATTAATAAAGAATATAAACCCCATGTAGAACAACTAAAAAAAATACAAGAACAACTACACAAAGCGGGATTTAGCACCAAGCACTTTGCGCAAAGTGAAAAACAACTATCGGCAGATATTGAAAAAGCAAATAATAAATTAGCAAAACATCAGCGTATGCTTGCTTTAGTTGAACGAGCACAAGCAAGATTTGCTCGTATTAAAGCTCCAATATCATCTGCATTAAATACTGGACGAAACATTGCAGGCGTAGGGGTACAAGCATCTATTGGCGGACAACAAATAATGCAACCGATCATATCAATGGGTCGAGGTGTCGTAGAAATGGCGCAAGTTGCTGGTAAATTTGAGCAATTTCAGTCTGTTTTAGAGGTAACAGAAGGCAGTTCAGAAAAAGCCAAGAAAAGTTTTGATTGGGTGAAAAAATTTGCTGTAGATACTCCAGCCAACCTTGATGAAGCAATGGAAGCCTTTGTGCGTTTGCGCGCTTACGGCATGGATCCTACAAACGGATTACTGCAAACATTAGGCGATACAGCTTCTGCAATGGGAAAACCAGTTATGCAAGCAGTAGAGGCAATTGCTGATGCCGTAACAGGTGAAAATGAACGCTTGAAAGAATTTGGGATTAAAGGTAGTGCAATAAAAGGAACAAAATTTATCGAATATACTTATACGGATAAAAATGGCAAACAACAATCTGCACGTGTAGATAAAAACAACCGAAAACAAATTGAAGAAACGCTCAAACGTATTTGGAATGAAAAATATTCTGGCGCAATGGAAAAACAATCAAAAACGCTTTTAGGTATTTGGGCAAAACTTGATGACGTATGGGCAAGTTTCCAAATGAAAATTATGGAAAATGGCGCATTTGATTGGATTAAAGATAAGCTGCAATTTCTTTTAAAGAAATTTGATGAACTTGAACAGAATGGTGAGTTAAAAAAATGGGCGAAAGATATTGGCACAGTTATCAATGAAGTGATTCAAGGATTGTGGGATTTTGGTCAAACCGTATTTGAAGCAGTCAAATGGTTAGCTCAATTTGCATCCCAAAACAAAGGTGCAATCGCTACAATAGTTAAGTTTACCGCCATAGCTGGTGTGGCATTGATGGCTCTTGCACCTTTGCTTTTCACCTTGTCTTTAGTTGCACCTGTGCTACAAGTATTGGGTTCAACGTTTTTATGGGTTGGGAAAGTTGCTATAACTGCCATTTTGGGTATAGGGAAAGCTATGTTAGCCAATCCAATTCTAGCTGTGATTGCCTTAATTATTGGTGCATTAGTGTATCTTTGGCAAAATTGGGATGAAGTGAAAGCAAAACTCATTGAGGGCTGGAACTGGTTAAGTGAACAAGCGGGGCAAATTTGGCAAAACATTGTTAATTCTGTTACAGAAAAATGGAACGTATTAAGTGCCAAAGTGGGAGAAATCACAAATTCAGTTGGGGAGTTTTTCCGTGAAAAATGGGAAGGCATTACCGATACAGCAAAAAACTTCGGTTCTAATATGATGAACAAACTAAAAGATGGCGTACTCGAAAGTTTTAAAAATGTACAACAAGCCATTAGCAGTACTGTGGATTGGATCAAAGAAAAACTCGGCTTTTCTAAAGATACAGAAAAACAAATTGAACAAACAAAACAAAATATTGCAAATGTCACAAACAATGCAGAAAACAACGTGCCAAATATTAACAAATGGTCAGGCGGCTATGCAGGAAATGGCGGTAAGTTTGAACCAAAAGGTATATTCCACGGTGGCGAATACGTGATGACCAAAGAGGCCACATCACGCCTTGGCATCAATACGCTCAACGCCCTTAATTACGGCAAACAAGCACTGATTGCGGGCGGTTTAGGTATCAGCGTTGCGACTGCAACACCTGTGCAAGTTGATACTCGCGCGCCAATTTCTGCTCGTCCAGTGGTGACGCAATCCAGCCAACCAATGAGCATCAATATCACCATCAATGCCGCACAAGGCATGGACGAACGAGCCATTGCACAGCAAGTGGCAAAAGAAATACAACGCATCGAAAACCAACGCCAAGCAAGAGCGCGTAGTTCCATGTGGGATAGAGCATAATAAAAGGGCGAAAGCCCTTTTTTGTTACCTATTATTCCACACTCTCCCCCACTCGCCACACCGCACAATATTGCCAACAATAAGGCATATTCTTTAACTGTTAATGCCTATGTCTGCCGAATTACAACGAAAACTAGACAACATTATCCGCTTTGGGGTAATCGCTGAAGTGAATTACGCCACCGCACGTGCTCGCGTAAAGAGCGGTGACATTCTGACAGAGTTTTTACCATTTATTACATTTCGAGCGGGTACAACCAAAACCTGGTCGCCCCCCACTGTGGGCGAACAATGTGTGATGCTATCGGTGAGTGGTGAATTTACCACTGCCTGCATATTAGTTGGGCTTTACACACAAAACAGCCCTAGCCATTCAGCCGACGAACACGTTATTGAATTTGCTGACGGTGCCAAAATTACCTACAACCAAGCAAGTGGCGCATTAGTTGTGACAGGTATCAAAACCGCCAGTATTACTGCCGCTAATCAAATTGATATTGACTGCCCCACTATCAATATCAAAGGCAATGTGAATATTGACGGATCTTTATCAACCACAGGCACTAGCACCACAAAAGGTAATATCAGTACGCAAGGCAGTGTGACCGCAAGCGGCGATATTAAAGGTGGCTCAATTAGTTTACAAAACCACGTTCACGTTGAACAAGGCGATGGCCAACGAACCTCTAATGCAAAGGCATAGTATGAATCGATACACTGGCGAAACATTAAAAAACGAAAGCGACCACATTAAACAATCCATTGCCGATATTTTGCTAACGCCTGTTGGCTCGCGCATTCAGCGGCGTGAATATGGCAGCTTAATCCCAATGCTAATAGACCGCCCAATTAGCCACACATTGTTATTACAACTGGCGGCTTGCGCTGTTACAGCGATTAATCGTTGGGAACCACGAGTACAAATCACACAATTTAAACCTGAATTGGTTGAAGGTGGCATTGTGGCAAGTTATGTCGCACGCAGTCGTAAAGATAACCAAGAAATGCACAATGAAAAACTATTTTTAGGACATAAACAATGAGCGAATTAGTCGATTTATCAAAACTAGATGCACCAAAAGTGCTAGAAGATTTAGATTTTGAAAGTTTGCTCGCAGACAGAAAAGCGGAATTTATCGCACTTTTTCCACAAGATGAAAGAGCATTTTGGCAAGCACGATTAAATTTAGAAAGTGAACCTATCACGAAATTATTACAAGAAGTGGTTTACCTACAGTTGATGGAAAGAAACCGCATCAATAACGCCGCAAAAGCCACAATGTTAGCCTATGCAAGCGGTTCAGATTTGGATGTGATTGCCGCCAATTACAATGTAAAAAGACAAGTCATTCAAGAGGCGAATAATAATGTTACGCCTAAAATTCCCGAAATTTTAGAAGATGACACTTCATTAAGATTGCGTACGCAATTAGCCTTTGAGGGGCTTTCTGTGGCGGGCCCTCGCTCTGCTTATATCTTCCACGCGCTCTCTGCGCACCCTGATGTTGCAGATGTGTCTGTGGTATCACCACAGCCCGCTAATGTCACCGTCACGATTTTAAGCCGTAATGGTCAAGGCGAGGCTGATGAAAACCTTTTAAATGTTGTTCGGGCAAAACTTAACGATGATGACATCCGCCCTATTGGCGACCGCGTTATTGTACAAAGTGCGGTGATCCAATCCTACGAAATCCGCGCCAAACTACATCTTTATCGTGGCCCTGAATACGAGCCAATCAAAGCTGCAGCTCTAAAAAAATTGACTGCTTACACCGAAGAAAAACACCGTTTAGGGCGAGACATTAGCCTATCGGGTATTTATGCCGCATTACACTTGGAAGGTGTACAACGGGTAGAACTTATCTCGCCTACCGCCGACATTGTGCTACCAAGCTCAAAATCAGCCTACTGCACGGCAATTAATTTGGAGATCATGACAAGTGATGATTACTAATCATTTACTGCCGATAGGTTCAACCCCATTAGAAAAACGTGCGGCAGAAATTCTAAAAAGTGCGGTAGAAAATCCCATTGTTATTGCAGATTTAATCAACCCTGAACGCTGCCCTGCTGATTTACTCCCTTATTTAGCTTGGGCGTTCTCGGTGGATAAATGGGACGAAAACTGGACGGAAGAAGTTAAACGCATTGCGATTAAACAATCTTATTTTGTACACAAACACAAAGGCACAATTGGTGCAGTAAAGCGTATGGTTGAGCCAATAGGCTATCTTATTGAACTAAAAGAATGGTTTCAAACGAATCCGCAAGGCACACCAGGAACATTTAGCTTAACCGTAGAAGTGTCTGAAAGTGGCTTGAATGAACAAACCTATAACGAACTTGTGCGACTTATTAACGATGTTAAACCCGTCTCAAGACATCTCAATCAGCTCGCTATCGCAATCTCACCAACAGGGGCACTCAGAACCTTTATTGGTCAACAATGCGGTGAAATCATCACTGTATATCCACAATAGGAATATTTATGGCATCACAATATTTTGCAATATTAACCGACTACGGAACACGTGCTATCGCTCACGCATTAAGCCAAGGGCAACCGTTACAGCTCACCCAATTTGCAGTGGGTGATGGCAATGGGCAGGCGGTCACACCAACGGCGAGCGCAACAGCTCTCGTACATCAAACGCACATTGCACCAGTCAGTGCCGTCTCTCTCGACCCTCGCAATAATAAACAGGTGATTGTTGAATTAACCATCCCTGAAAATGTCGGCGGTTTTTACATAAGAGAAATGGGCGTATTTGACGCACAAAACAAACTCATTGCCTACGCAAACTGCCCTGAAAGTTTTAAACCGACAGAAAGTAGCGGAAGTGGTAAAGTCCAAGTATTACGGATGATCTTAAAAGTAGAATCCTCTAGTGCGGTAACATTATCCATCGATAACAGTGTGATTTTTGTCACCCGACAACAAATGACACCAAAAACCATTACTGCCACAACTCAAAATGGATTTGATGAAAGCGGACACTCCCACGAAATAGCCAAGGCAAGCACCACACAACAAGGGATAACCCAACTCTATTCGGGATATGAATCGGAATCCGAAGATATGGCTGCCACCCCGAAATCGATTAAGTTACTAAAAGCATTTATTGATGCGCTTACACGCAATCTCTCTAATTACATCCCCAATAGCAAAAAATCCTCTGCAGTAAATAGCAATAGCACAGAAACCGTCGCAACCAGTGCCGCGGTTAAAACAGCTTATGACAAAGGAGTGGAAGCCAAAAATGCTGCAGATAATGCCCAACGCACGGCAAATGATGGTGTGTCAAAAGCAGATGCGGCACAACGTACAGCAAATGATGGTGTGTCGAAAGCAGATGCGGCACAACGTACGGCAAATGATGGTGTGTCGAAAGCAGATGCGGCACAACGCACAGCAAATGATGGCGTATCAAAAGCTAATGCGGCAAATAATAATGCGGATGGTCGAGTATCTAAATCAGGTGATAGTTTAACGGGCATTCTACACACAGTCGGTATTGCATCTACTCATTTTGGACAAGGCGCTTATTCGTCTCAATACTCAAGCGGTGCGCCTTTTATAGTCGAATCTACAGGCTCAAAAGACAAAGATACCTACCACCCATTTATAAAAGGTTTAGTCCGCTCAAGAGGACGTTATGGCGCTGGATTTTCGTTTGGCTACACGACCAAACAAGGCGATGGGGACGGATTTGGCAGAGGCATTATTAACCTCATTGAAGATAACGGTACAAGTAAAAATTGGGGCTTCGAACATAATGGCGACTTTTATTCCGCAGGGGATGTAAGAACATCGAGTGGTAAGTCTATTAATGATTCCGTTCAAATTTCGGAACTAGTGGGCGAAGTTGCCTTTTTCGCGCGAACAACCCAGCCTAGTGGTTGGTTGAAAGCCAACGGTGCCGCCGTATCACGTACAACTTATGCCGCGTTATTTGCTGCAATCGGCACAACATTCGGGGCAGGTGATGGACGCTCGACATTTAACTTGCCTGATTTGCGAGGTGAGTTTGTCCGGGGTTTAGATGATGGTCGCAATGTTGATGCTGGGCGTAGATTGGGGACTACTCAAGGTGATGCAATACGTAATATTACTGGTGCGTTTGATACATCTAAAGGTAGTTGGGCACAACAATTTGTTGATTTCGCGGAGACAAGTGGAGCTTTTGATTTAATAAAAGGGAATAAACAATGGACTGGAGATCCTAATAATGGGGGGAATAATCTGCCTACTGGATTTAAATTCGACGCATCTCGTGTTGTACCAACCGCGAATGAAAATAGACCTCGTAATATCGCATTATTAGCCTGTATAAAATATTAAGGACAAATTATGACTTACCCATTAACAAAAAAAGTATGCCAATTAGATGAGCAAGGTATTTATGTTGGGCAAACGGACGCAGATTTATCCCCCGAAGAAGCCGAAAATGGTATCTATTTAATGCCTGCTGGTTGTGTTGATACCACCCCACCGGAAGCAAAAGAAGGCTTTGTTGCTAAATGGACAAGTGACGAGTGGCAATATATTGAAAACCATATCGGCAAAACCGTTTATTCAACATCAACAAAAAAATCCATGGAAATTAGTGAGCTTGGCGTAATTCCAGAGGGTTACACATTAATAAAGCCCGAGAACGAGCTTGAAGAATGGAGCGGTAAGGCGTGGGTAATTTCACCCGAAAAACTAATCGCACTTTTAACTGAAAAACGTAACAGCTTAATTGAGCAAATTGATAGCCACGCGGCAAAAATCTACAGCACTTGGACGAGGTTTGAATCTGAATATCGCGAAAGACAAGCGGCGGCAGAAGCCTTTAAAGCAGCAAATTATGAAGGTGAGTGCAGTCGATATATCTCAGACTTTGCTCAGCGTGCCAAACTGGATAATAAGACCGCAACAAACCTGATTTTGACACAAGCGGCAGGGCTGGAAAAACTACAAATGGAGCTTGCCAATCAACGCATGCGCAAATATGAGCTTAAAGCCCCTAATCTCACACTAGAGCAGTTGCAATCAATCCATGATGACATTATCAAGCAAATGGATAACTTGATGGAGGCATACCAAAATGGCTAAGGTTTATTTGGCAATGTACAAACACAAACGTGACTGGCGCAAAGAGCCAATCAAAGCAATCGCCGACCGTATTACTCGATTTTGCACAAAGGGCAAATATTCGCATTGCGAGATTGCTATTGAGCGCATTGAGTTTGGTAACGGACATCATTATGAGCATGCGACAGTATATGACTGCTACTCCTCATCGGTACAAGACGGTGGGGTGCGCTGCAAACAGATTGATGTGTCCGATAACACCAAATGGGATTTAATTCCGCTGGACGGTGTACCCGAAGCAGAAATCAAAGCCTATTTTGACCGCACTTTGGGTTGTAAATACGACTGGTGGGGCGCGCTAGGAATCGTACTTGGCATCAAACAAAAACGCTCAAAATATTTTTGCAGTGAGTGGTGCTTTAACGCAATTTATAACAGAGATGAAGGTTGGCGATTTAGCCCAAATCAACTTTCTGCAATGGTGCGTACCAATGGATAAAACAACGATTAACCTTTACCGTGGCGATGACGAGGAATGTATTGTTCGTCTGTTTGAGAAGCTGCCAGATAAAACATTAAAACCTCTCGATTTGAGTGATATAGCGCGCTTTGATTTGTGGGCTAAAGTCAGAAACACCCCAGTGCTAACACTATCATCAACAACAGGTGAAATCGAAGTTATAGATGCTCAAGGCGGTGTTATTAAGCTTAATATTAACCACGACTTAACTAAGGAGGCAACATGGACAAAGGCTGATTATGATTTACAAACAATAACAGACACTGGGCGCATAAAAACGCTGATTAAAGATGGCAAAATTTATATGCAGTTAGACATCACACCTCCAATAGATACGACACAATGAGCGAAATGATAGCAACTATTGAGCAACCACAAGAAATTGTCGCGGTAGTTGAGGCAGGCACTACATCAGCTGGCTCATCGTCACTAGCAGCATATAATGCAGCATTACTTAAGATCTACAAGCAAGCTAAAGAGGACTACAAAAATGGGAAAAACAGAAATTAACCAACAAGACCAAGGATTTGCCTATCAAGTTGGCAAAGACATTGCTCAATTACAAGAGGCTGTGGCAGTATTACAAGCCGTGGCTGCCCCTTCCAACATTGCACCAAAAACTCAATGGGTACAGAAAGTGACGGCTAAACCAGGTACGGTTTTTGGTGGGATGGTAAAAATCAAAGTCAATCCTAACCTGGTCAACAAAATTTGTGCTGTTAAGTTAGGGGATTATTCGCCGACATTTGAACAGTTGGGCGAATATTTTGAAACACCCAAAAATGAAGATGCTTTCCCAATTTATTTTGTTGCCCTTGCAGACCAACATGAGCATGTGGATTTTGAGACTGAGGTGGAGTAGAGATTCTTTCATTCTTAATTATCATAATATTGAATCATTAATAGCGTAGGTTTTTATATGTGGAAACAACAAAAACTAAAATTATCCCCACAGGCAAAAACAACATTACAAAACGTACAAAAGGGGATTATTTCCCCTTTTTCGCTATCTGTAAGTGGTACTAAATTAGGTGTGCATAATTGGTCGCACGGTATCAAAGAAAAATCAAATCACTATTTGTCACCCGAAAATGCCGTGAAAGCACTAGCGGCAAAGTTGGTCGATTATGCCGATCCGAATCGCCCTAAAGGTGTGCAGGATGTCGTGGTCATTATGGTGACAAGTAGCAATATTGATCAGTTTATTGCAGAGTTGGAAAAAGTGCGTGAGCTATTGCCTGAGCCAACATTTAAGCAAGCGCTAGACTAT